CGGACGCCGCCGTCGTCGAATCCGCCAGACTCACGCTGTCCGAAATCTTCGTGAGTGCGGGCTTGTACTCCCCGCCTCCGGTCAAAAAGCTTTCCTGCTGCCCGGCGGTTGCGGGCGGCACAAGGCCGCTCGTCCCGGCGGTCGATGCCGTTGCGCCCTCGTATTCGGGGACGGAGATGATACCGTTGGTGACGCGGATTCCGTCACCGAGCTGAGCGACAGAAATAAATTGTATCCAGTTCGTCCACGTACTGTTGGGGATTCCGTATCGAATATACCTTCTGTTATTGTTAAATTCAGTAAAAAATTGGAATATTGCCGTGGTTGAAACGTAGCAGTTAAGTTCTCCACCCCTACCGATATTTGGAAAATTTTCTCCTGCGGCGGCATCCGAAAAAAGCCAGTTGCCAGCCTTGGTATACGCGTTCAGATCCGAAGCTGTATTGATCCGGATATTGTCCCCAATCTGCCCCCGTGCACTCGCCAGATCCGACGAGTCCCCCTCAATCGCCACGTCCTTTACGGTGATCACGCCGCCCGCGTCGGCCTGCGTGGTCTTCCCATCGAGCTTCGCGGAGAGCGTCACGTCACCGGACAGCGGGCCGCCCCCAGTCATGCCGGTTCCGGCAATGACTCTTATGGAATCAGGTACGAACCCGAAGATTTTTGGCCTAGACCAAACGTTATCATCAGTTCCAGGAGGGACCGGATTTGTCGGTGAGGCAGCTATATCGATCTGAGCCTGCCACAAAGTACCATCAGAGCCGATACAGAGAGCTCCTTTACTGTAGGGCTGCGCCGCAGACCACGGCAGGATGCCGAAAGCGGTCAGTTCAGACATGAGGCCCGTGAGCAGATAGAGCATCTGATTCCAACGGGAACTCTCACCAAGGGAGTCGTATTTCTGCCCGGACTCAAACTCCGCATCGGTGTCACGGTAGGCAATGCCGGAAACCGGCTGCGTGGGAATGCTCGTCTGGGCATCCTTCCCCCAGATCGAATCGAGAATATCGGCAAAGGTTCTCTGTATGCCTGAAAGGGCCATAGTCTTCTCCTAGATGGTTCCTTTGCACGCCCAACGCCCGGAATCCCAACGTTGAGCGTTACTCTTGTCGAACGCAAAGAAGTTTGTGGGGATAAAAACGATATATCCCGAGATGTTCAGGGTCGCGGGATAGGGGACGGCGTATTCGTCATCAACCCGGCGCGTGTTTATTGCTGTCGTGAGGCGGAGAAGGTTCGTTGTGCTGATGGTCGAGGGAACAATCAAACCGACCTGCATGGGCCCCGTCTTTTCAAAGCTGACCAGATTCCCGGCGACGAGCCGGATCAGCCCCTCAAGTTCAGGCACAGAAGCCACAAGCGTATGATTGGCGATAACGCGAGCAAGTATGTTTGTTCTGTAGACCGGGTCCTTCTCAGGGATGTACTCGACCAGCGGGGCGTCCCGACACCACCACGGCGTCGAATCCCAAGCCTGCCCCATGCGGTCAAAGGCGAACCAGTGTGAGTCACTGTACTGGTACGGGGCGCGTTCCTCTCCGACGATGCGCCCAAGCGCGTCAAGATTTGCGGCTTCGGCGGCGTAGAGGGTACGCCCGCGCTGCATGTCAAGAACGGCGTCGTAGAGTTCCTGAACCTCACCGACGAACGCGGCGACGAACTGCCGCAGGACGCACGCCGTTAGGAACTGGCTCGGCAGCTTGGCAAGCGCCTCGTCGATCAGGGACTTGGCATACTGCCCAAAGGAGACTTCAAGACGGGACGGAACCGACATGGCTACTGCCCCCGCACCGTGACGGTGATGTCGTCCGTGTCAAAAGTCGCAACCTGATTCCATGCGATGGGGATGTTCTCTTCGGCGAGAGAGCCTTGCGCCGTGCCGATCTCGCAAAGGATAATCTCGTGCCCCGCTATCGCATTAATCGGCGTATATATACGTGTTCTAATGACATTTTCTCCAGGCGGGAACCCTTCCGTGTTGCTCGTGTCGCCGTATTGGGCATAGGCGACGATGGACTCTTTAATGAGCTGAATGCCGTTATCGGGAAACTCCGATCTGTTGGTGATCTCCACGATGACGTTGACGTACACCGGAACAGGCGTGGGACGGCTGAACGAGATCGGGTAGCCTACGCCCTGCTGATCGTACTTCGTGATCGATATGCTCCCGTGCCCGATAACGCCGACGGGAAACCGCAGGAACAGGGCATCGGTGATCGCATCCGGGTCGCCTCCCTCGGCGACCATTGCAACCTCTTTGAACGGAATTCCTCTAGCATCAACGGGATACGTATTCGTGTTCTGGTAAGCCCGGCAGTAGGTCACGCCTTCGACGCCATTTATGCGGCCGTTCTGGCGGTAGCTTGTGAGCTGCGTGGACCGCTGCTGACGCTTGCGCAGTTCTTCGTCAGTCTCCTGCGCCGTCCCGACCGATTCCGTAGCCGTGTTGCTCGCGTTAAAAAAACCGGCAACCGGGGTCTGGATGGTATTGACCGTGCCCGGTTCGGGATTGAACGCGCCGTATTCCGTGCAGACCCCGCGAGCCGTCGCGTGGGATGTCCGCTGCCCGTCCTCAGCCGCGGGAAAGATGACGTTTTCCTGAATGGCGTACGCCGTTTCCCCGGAAGCCGAGGCAATGAGCGTCCCCGCAGGGACCAATACGCCCGGCGTTCCCGTCAGGTCGAACGAAAGGGTGGTTCTTGTGCCCGCCTTGCGCGTAATGGCGTTGAGCTGCACCGTACCGCTCTGCCCCGCCCCCGCGTTCTTCTGTGGGTCAAACTGTACGCTGGCCTCGTAGGCGGCTTCCCACGCCTCCTCGAGCGCGGAGGCGAACACGCCGACAACCTGCTGCAAGATGGCGTCGTCAGCCGCATTCTGAAAGGGATATTCCCCCGTCGAGGGGTCAACGATGTTCGCAAGCTCAAGATTGAGATCGGACTGGATATCCGCCAGACGCTTCGGGATAAATCCAGCGCCCGTCATCCCGTACTGCTCAGACGCCATTTTTATCCTCCAGACCGATGATTAGGGTATCTTCAAGGATATTCCCGGAACGCAGCAACACCTGCATGTAAATGGAATAGGTGCGGCTTCCGATGGAAAAAAGGGTATTGAGCTTGACCACTCGGACGACCCCTTCCGTTTCCATAATCCGCTTGCGGATCAGCAGATCAACGGTACTCTTGTCACGCAGCGTCGCGCCGAGGATGCCCTTTCCGTCCTGATGCCACGGCATGCCCGCAGTGTTCAGGAACCATTCCCCACGCTCACGGAAAAGGCGCGTGCGGATGCGCTGGATGACTTCATCGTCACCCGTCGCGATGCCGCCCGTCAGGTCGCCGTTTTTGAACTCCAAGTCCCAAGCCATCCGTTTGCCCCTGTTTGCAGCGACATTAGGGGAAAAATCGGAACCCGTTTACCCTGAATGAATTCCTTGGATGCAATAAGAATACGCATAGTGCGCATGTTTTCCTTGACTACAATGCGCATTATGCGTATAAAAAACTCATGACAGCACGGGAACTCATAAAGAAACTGGAGGAAGCGGGGTTCGTGAACAAGGGCGGAACCAACCATGACAAGATGGTCCACCCGGACGGGAGAGTCACCGTGATTCACAGGCACAAAGGAGACATCCCGTTGGGAACCCTCAAGGCCATCGCGAGGCAAACCAAAATCAAGTTACCCTAACCGAAGGGGGGAACAATCCCCCCTTCAGGAGTAAAGATATGCGTTATCCCGTTATCGTCCATAAGGACGGAGGTTCGGACTACGGCGTGACCGTACCGGATTTTCCCGGCGTCTTCTCTGGAGGCGAAACGCTCGACGAGGCGCTGGCCAACGTGCAGGACGCCATTGAAACCTTTTACGAGGGTGAAGAGGTGGAACGCCTTCCCGATCCCTCTCCGCTGGAGCGCGTGCTTGCCTCGGAAGACGCGGAAGGCGGGGCCGTGGTGCTGGTGGACGTGAACTTCGACTTCCTCGAAAAGAAGGCCGTCCCGGTCAACATCACCGTGCCGCTCTACCTCCGCAACCGGATCGACAGGGCGGCAAAGGCCCGCGGCATGACCCGCTCGGCATTCCTCGTCCGGGCGGCGCAAGCGTATATGTAAAAATCATTAGGAGATGTTATGGTTGCTTTTACAGATTTTGAAAAAGAATTTGCTGAAAGAACACGCGCAAATCTTCAACTATTTGAAGAGATAGCAAAAACTACAGAAAACAACTATTATGAAGTTACACAATTTATAAATTCACTTTTGGGTATGCTTGTTTTTATACAGGAAGCTACAAATACTATTTTAGAAAAAGAAATAAATGAGTATCAAGGAAGTGGGACTATCGAATGGCTACACGGACAACGTATAAACCCCAAATGGCGTACCTCTGAAAGAAATCCAAATCAAATGGAATATGTAATATACCACATGCGAAATGCCATTGCACATTGCGGGATTAAACCTTATCCAGAAGAAGGAGAAATTGAAGGATTCATCTTCACTGATAGTAAAAAAATAAACAATGAAAAAATACCATATTGGCGTTTATCTCTACCATTGCCAACTATACGCATCATTGCAGATGAACTTGTGCAAAAAGTCCTCAATGAATAATCAGCTAAAAGGCCCCGCCCGGGGCCTTTTCATTTTACAGGGCCGCCCGTCGTCCCGTCGCCCGTCTGCACGCCTTCGTGCGTATGAGTGCCGAGCACCACACCGTCCTTGTCGGTGAACGTCCCGTTCGTGGAACGACAGTCACCCGAAAAGGTGTTCCCCGCACCGCTCAAGTCCATGTTCTGGCTCCTGACGGTACACTGCGCGTCGGTCTGCATGACGATGCCGGACGGAGCCGTGGTTTCGAGCTTCCCGCCGCTCATCTTCATGACCGCCGTTCCGTCCGTCATCGTGATACCGTCCGGGCCGAGGCTGATGTAGCTTTTGCGTTCTTTGTCCCGCAGCTCGATGGCTTCCGTGCTGTAGTCGGCGATCTCCACGGCGTCGGACGACAGGCCGGGAATGAAGATGGCGTCCGTGAGGCTGTGGCCACGCGGCTGTATCAGCGTGGGATCGCCGTAAAAAGGCGGCGTGGACACGTCCCCGGCCTGCAAAAAATTGTCGAGGCCGCGATCAGGGACGACGAGCAGCCCGGTGTCCCCCGGCTGGATGGGTACGGTCAGCAGAAAGCCCGCCGTCTGCGCGAACGGCAGCACGACGGGCACCCCGGAAAGCTGCGGAAGGCTCCGGTAGCTGACCTCCTCGCCGAGCGTGATTTTCATCTGGGTAGTGGGCTGCACGGTGACGCGGACGGGCGGCCCCGGCTGGAAGGCGAGCACCTTGGCGGGCATGGCGACGTGCAGGCCGTCCATCATGCGCCGCATCTGGAGGCGCAGATTCTCGGATTCGGACGTAACGGAGTAGTCTGCCATCACTTTTTCCCCGGCGGGAAGCGAAAGGACTCGATGTCCATCGTCCACGCCTCGCTGTAGGCGTCGATATTGATGCTCATGGTGTGGATGCGGTACGTTCCGCTCAACCTAGGATTGAGCGTGCTGTTGACCTTGATGGAGTGCCCGGCGCTGATGCCGGGAACGTAGAGGGCCTTGATCTTCACCCCGGACTGGATCTGCATCGGCCCGGTCAGCGTCGGCGCAATGCTGATCAGGCCGCCGTTCTCGCCGTTCAGTTCGACGTAGCTTCCCAGCATGAACCTGTCCCCGATGGCCGTCACCTCGCCATCCTGCACGCTCCACGAAAAGCCGTGTTCCTCCCCGAGCCGTGTCAGGCCGTCTTTCGTCGCGCCCGCGTAGCTCCACCCGCGCGGCCCGATATTCCCGGCGACCCCCTGAAAATTCCCGCCCTGCACCGTCATCCCCGGCAGATCGGACGCCAGCTTCTGCGCCGCGACGCTCACGGGCGTGCCCGCGCCGAAGGTTACGGAACTGACACCGCGCACAAGCGAGCCGTACCCCGGCAGGGCCACCAGCTTGGTCACGATGTCCGGCCCGTTCCGCTCCGAACTTGAAGACATGATCGAGCCCTGAAAGACTTTGCGCAGGTCTGTGTTGTTCCACCCCGCCTCGACCGTGATCTTGGTGAGGCTCCCCTTGATGGCGTTCCGGGTGTCGCGGGAGAGGTTATAGATGGAAATCTGCGACGGCTGCGGCATCCCCATGAGCGTCTTCTGGAACGTGCCCGTCACCCGCAGGCCCTCAAGCGTCCCGTCGCTCTTGAACTGCACAATCTCGCCCCGGCTCTTGCCCCGCCATTCTTCGAGCGGACCGAGCGTGACGACGATGCGCCGCAGGAACGGACGGTTCGGCGTGGAGCTTTTCTTTTCAGCGGCCATCATTCCCCCGCAAGCCGGATCGCTTCGCCGAGCGTTTCCATCGGATCGCCGAGCGTAAACGGGGATTCCTCCCCTTCCGGGAACCACAGGACGTTGAGCGTATCGCCGGGGGCCTCCTCGTCTCCGGGCTTGCCCCGCGAAAGCGTCACCACGATGTTCTCGCCGTTGAAGGCGTCGCCATAGCCCACAAGACAGTTCGGGCTCCCCGGGACGAGCTTCACCCCGGACGCCAGCATAGAGCCGCCAGCGTCGGAAATGTCGAGCAACCACGCGGATTCCTGCCCGCGCACATAGTAGGAGCGGAAAAAATAGGTGTTGGAGCCGAGTACCACGGAAAACGTGCGCTCGCCGTCCGATGTGAGAGGAAGGAGGTATGCCATAGGGGGAGAATAGACGAGAAGGAATCTATATCAAACCCTGAACAAGTTCCTTAAAAATCGTATTTTATTACGTAACACTTTGAATAACATTATAAAAAATATTTTTTCATATTTTAAAACAACGTGTTGACTACCGTACAATTACCGTATATAACGTATTAATAACGTATATGACGGTTTTTAGCCGTAAGGAGTAATTTATGGTATCAACGAAATCCGAACGTTTTGAGCTCCGTTTAGATACGGAATCCCTTGAAAAAATTGATAACTGGCGTTCCTCTCAAGAGGACATCCCTTCGCGTGCCGAGTCCGTACGTCGTCTCATAGAAAAAGGGCTTCTAAATGAATCAGCATTGAGCACGGGAGAAAAAATTATCATATCTATGTTGAAAGACATTTCTTCAAAGGTAAAAGCAAACACAGATATAGATCCTGATTTTGTAATGGATGCTATTTCAAATGGCCATATATGGGCTCTACGTTGGACATACCCGGGGATATTTGAATCTGAACCTGTAAGCGAAAAAACGGTTCATGAGGTTGCTGACATTTTAGATATGTGGTCATTTATACATTTTTCATATGAAAACCTCAATACTGAAGAAAAGGAATACATAAAAAATAAATGTCCATATATAAAAGAAAAACCAGTATTTATTGGATTCGATGGAAATAGAGAGTCAATATATCTTTCTATTGCGGATTTTCTTATTAATAAAATGGAACGATTTGTTGAATTAAAAAGAAAATCTTTAAATAGCCATATGCCTATGCTTTCAAAATATAGAATCATGTTAAATATTTTTTCGCCTATTCAAGATAGGCTCTGTGGAGAAACTCTTTCTAAAGAGCAACTTGTTGAAATAATGTCAGTATAGCTTAGCTAGCTTTATAAGCTAAACGGATAGAAAAAGCCCCCTTCCTCACGGTTGTGGGCTTCCCCACGCATGTGGGGGTGCTTCTGTCAATCCTTCTAAAAAATCCCCCCTGATATATTCAGGGGGGATTTTTTTACAACGAACCAGCTTCCTCAGCTGCTTTTTCTTTCATATACTCGTTCATCTTGTCGTAAAAATAGAAAAGATGAACTGCATTTTCCGTGCTCATACCTTTCTGTTTTGCATGAGCAGACAATCCTATAATAATTATATGGTCTTTGTCGTTCTGTACTTTCCAACGGGCACGCAGCGCGCGTTCATCTTTCGCCAGAGCTATTGACCATTCAGTCGTTTTTTTCCAGATACTATCCGGTTTTATATCATCGAAAACGTACTCAGGTTCACCGTATTTTGATTCAAGCTGTTTTTGTATCTTTGAAAAAAGAGCTCGTGTCTTCTCTCCAGCAGAGTCATTATCTATCGTTTTTGATAGAGCCTGAATTTTTACTAAACCGTATTTTCCTGGAATGGTGAGTAAGAATGTATCAAAATCGGGATGTGATTTTGGTAAAGAGTAAACGACATATGTGTTGTCGCCAAGACTCTCCGCACCGGGATACCTGTCCAGCCCGTCACCCTCAGAAGTTCCAAATGGTCCAGCATGCGCCACCCCGGAAAGCAAGATGCCCATGAGCACTATGAGTATTTTTTTCATACGCCCTCCTCGTCGGGCATACTATAAAAAAATCTTTATTTACGCCATGCATCATATATCTGTGTAATAATACCTTTATCGGCCTCTTTTGCATCTACCTTTCCACTCTGCACCGGCGCCGCCCCTGTCTTTTTCGCGCTCCCCTTTAGCGTCGACGGCGACCGTCCGACACTTTGCAGCTCGACAAAGTTGATTTGCTGAAACGTGATCCCTATTTCCAGCGCCCCTTTATAGGGGGCGGAGTGCGTAGGCGTCAGGCTGGTGATCACCATATTCGTATAGATGGCGTGTTCGGTGATCACCTCGACGGGTTCACGGGTCTTCCGCATCTCCACGAAAGACTCGAACGCATCCCGCGCCGCGTCCGCCCCGTCCCCGGCGTTGGTCATGGCGACCGTGACCGCCAGCGTCACAGGCTTCAGGATAACGTGATCCGTCACCGTTGCACCTGACTCCATCGCCAATTCCGTAGCCTGCGACGTGTATGTGTGCGCCTCGCTCTTTTTGACAGAAACCTGAATGCCCGCAATGGCAATACCTTTGCGCACAATCGCGGCAGGCTCGCTTGACTGCACTGTCGAAGATGTGGATGAATCAGCCATGTGCCCCTCCTCAATAAACCACCGGAGCGTTCATGCCCGGCGTGTTTATTTGTGCAATCTCACTGAAAGACCGTGCTGCTTGCTCAGCAGCTTGTCGGGGATCAGACGGCGTAATCGTCTGGTAAACTGTGAAACTTCTATTATCAGTGATTGTCGGGCCGTTTTTTTGCGGTACTCGCATTGACATCTGGCCGCCCTGAGAAGCCTGTACGCCTCCGGGCCGACGCTGAGAGTAGGCCGCTACTTGATCTGCAAATGTACTTACTTCTTTGAGCATGGATGGAGAAAAAGATTGCTTCTTTTCTGCGTTCCGGGGAGGGGTAAAAGCGGGGCTGATATCGCTCACCGCTGTCTGATGCGGTATAGGTTGAACGTTTTTCTTCCCTTCACCGGTTTCTAAAGGAAAGGATGGTGCGGAAGGCTTTCTCTCTGTCTTTTCGCCCGAAGAGGTAACCGGTTGCTCACCGGAAAACTGGCTCTTTTCTTTCTTCTGCTGATAGTCAACGCGCCACGTCGGATCATCAGAGAAAAAACCATCTCCACCTTTCTTCGCTTCTTCTGCTTTTGCGTATGCCTGTTTTCTTTGCTCTTTTTCCTCTTTCGACGGCCCAATCCCCAAATATTCTGCTGCGCCTTCTGCAATTTTTGAACTTGCTTCGACAAGCTTATTCGCTATATCCAAAATTTTTCCCATAAGATCGGATATAGACTCTAGTTTATCAACGAGATCATTCTTAAGAAATATTCCCATTTTTTTAAAAAGTTCAAAAAGAGCCGGAAAGCGTTCTTCAAAATCTTTCAAGAACCGCCCGATGACGCTATCTTTGCCCTCAAGAAAGCTAAGAAACTCCTCAACAATAGCACTCGCAACAGCAAAAGCAGCTCCGATCAATACAACTTTTGCAATCAAAGGTGCAAAGACAGCAAGAAGCAAAACAAGGGCCCCGGTCAGCAACTTTGACCAGTCAACGCCCTTGTTGATCTTCTGGAAAAAATCCCCAACAGGCCCCAACGCATCCTTGATCCAATCAAGCAGCCGCTTCCCGGCTTTCCACACGCGCTCAAAGGCTGTTCCCATGCCCTCGATGATTTTTCCGATGCCGAGCCGTATCCATTCCCTGTTTTCAGAAATCCAGCCTTTGAACGTAGCTACCAGCCGTTCCGCCTGCGGCAACGCCGCCAGCGCAATCGTGGTTGCCATCCCCCGGATCATGGTCGTGATCTGGACGACCTGCGCCTTGAAGTCCGATGCCCGCTTCACGGTTTCCGGGGGGATGATCGCGCCGACGTCGTGGGCTTCCGCCTTGAGCTTGGCGATGCCGTCGGCCCCCTGCCGGAGCAACAGCACGGTTTCCGGAGAAAGCCCATAGGCATCCCCCCAGATATTCGCCGTGGCCGCATCCATGCCCTTGAACTGGTTGGCGTAGCTCTCCAGCGTCCGGCCCGTCCAGCGGGCCTGCTTCTCCATCTTGGCGAGGTCGGACTGCACGGCGGAGGCTGATACGCCCATCGCGTTCGCGGCGTAGGCCCATTCCTGCAGTTTGGTCGTGCTGACGCCCGTGGTGTCCGAAAGCATCTGCAAGTCCGCCGCGCCGTCGACGGCCTTGGAGAAGTATAGGGCCATGCCGCCCGCTGCGGCTGAAAGCACGACGGAAGCCTGTTTGACGCGGGACACGACCGCATCCAGCCCCTTGTCGAACGCCTGCAACTTTTCCTTTGCGCCGGGGGAAAGCTCCACGCCGAGCAGCGTCACCAATTCTTCAACAATCATGCTCAGTCCTTTGCCTGCGCTCGCGCGTAGGCTTCCGCGTACTCGCGCCAGTCCGCCAGCCGCAGCAGGTCGAAATAGCCGCTGATGGAAAGGGTGCCGTCAGTCAGATCGGAGTAGCGGCACAGCCCCGCGCCGACGATGCGGCTCAGGGCCGCGTACTCTTCCCAACCATCGGGAATGGGGATGGAAACGGCACCGTCTACGGCTACGTCAGGGAGGGCACTTTCAACGTAGCGAGCGTTTTCGGAAAAAAATCCTTCACCAAATGCCAGACGGCGAGCAGCCCCGCGCCATAGAGCTGATCGGGGTGTTCCATGAACCAGCGGTTGAAAACGACCTCGTCGCGCAGGGCTTCGTTCTGCGGCGTGTAGCAGCGCCGGAGGGCCTCCTCGACAAGAAGGGACACCTTGTCCTCATCCATCTCGGAAAGCGCGGGCGCAAGGGACGCAAGCACGCCCTCCCCCGCCATTTCCCCGCCGTCCTTTTTCGCGGACGCCAAGGAGAGCAGCGCGGGGCCGAAGACCTTGAACACCCGGTTGCCGAAACGCATGGCCTCAAGCGGATTCAGGGCCTCGAAACGGTAGGTGACGCCATCAAGGGAAAAACTCCCCAATCCAGAGACATTCATGGAAGAACTCCTGTCTGTGATAATGCGTTAGAACAGCGAGAAAAGGGAGGAAGAAAGGTTCGCGGTTTCGTCCTCGGCGGACGTAATGGTGAACTGCATGGAGCCCTGTTTCTTGTCGCCCGTGGAGAGCTGTCCGGGACGGCTGATATAGCCCTCAGTCATGGTCAGCAGGATGTCCGCGCCCGTGCGGGCCACCACGGTCACGCCCGCGCCGCCGTTCTCCTGCCGCAGCCGCAGGTCGGACAGAAACTTGATGGACCGGCTCGTCTCCCGGAGCGTAAACTGCAAGGTCGCCCCCTGATTGGTGGCGATGTTGATCCCGGCGCCGTCGGTGCCCTGCGTCTTGTCCACTTCGCCGCCGTCCCACGTGTAGACGAAGGTGGCTCCCTCGTGGAAATCCTGAATGTTCACCCCGTCGATGGTCAGGGACATGTTCTTTTGATTGTAGACTTTTCTCATGGTGCTGCGCTCCTAGTTGTACACGGACACGGCGATGGCCACGCTATGGAAGGCCCCGGCCTCATAGGCGGTGATGGCGATGGGCGGCGCGATGCGGGCCGCGCGTTCCGACATGGTGGCCCCGGCGACGGACGCCGGAGTGATGGAGGTTGCGGGCAGCGTGTCGTATCCCGTCTCCGTGTTGTCCGATTCGACGTCACGCGGGGCGAACGTCCCGTTGTCCGTGTAGCGCCGATTGATCTTGGCGGCTGCGGAAACCAGCAGGTTCTGCCCGGCCTGCGTGTAGGGCACCTTCTTGTTGCGCAGGAACACGTTGTAGACCTCGACCTGCAATTCTTCCTTGTAGTTGTCGAGGTTCACGAGCGAATCGGTGAACCAGTCCGACGCGGCCTGTACCCCTTCCCGGATGACGGAACTCGTGTTCCCGATGGAGACGTAGGTATTGATGCGCCGGGACTCCAGCGCGGCGAGCTGCGTCTCGGTCAACGGCACTGTGCTGATGCCCGGAAGCTGCTTGAACTTCATGGTCAGCGTGGAGTTGTTCAGGGCGTAGTTCACCGAAAGGGCCAGCGCCAGATAGGACATTTCCGGGTAGACCTGCGGGTTGTCGTGGTAGAACGTAAACGTGCGGCGGTATCCGCTGTTCATGGCATAGTAGCCGATGTTCGTGGTGTTCGCGGTATCGTAGGCGTTGGGCGCGTTGGTGCACGCCCCGAAGATGGCCGGGCTCTGCCCTTCCGCCCAATCCGCTACGGCCTTCTGCTCGTCGGTGTCGCGGTATTGCGCGTCAATGGCCCAGCCGTAGACCGCGTTCCCAGAGCACCGGGCCGCCGTCTGGATAAGGCCGATCTCCGAAACCAGATCGCCCGGCGTGTACCCGGGGATATTGCTTGCGGCCTTGGCGGACGTAAGCCCGAGCAGTGCGGAAACGTCCGTGCCGGAAGACGGCGCCGCAGCGTACCCGAGGGACGCGCCGTCCCCGGCCTGCGTGGTGACGAGCCGGAGCGCATTGCCGGATGCCGCAACGGTGACGCCCTTGGAGGCCAGCGCCGTGTTCAGGGCTTCCGCGACCTCGGCGATGGTGGGCGTGCCGTCGAAAGACAGCCCGGAGACGGACACCAGCGCGTCGTTCACCTCGATGTCGAACGCGCCTTCCGTGACGTTCGCAAGGCCGGAAAGCGCAACCTGCCCGCCCGTCAGCTCGGCGGCCATAGGCTCGGTGAAGACGCGCCCCACCGCCAGCGTCTTCGGGCGGTCGTCTCGGGAGAAGAAGGCGTTCCCGGCCCAATAGGCCGCACTGTTGGCGGGCACGGCGGCGGAAAGGGCCTTCATCGTGCTGAAGAACTGCACCCGCCCGTTCCCGGCGGAGAACTCCACGTCGGGAGTCACGAAACAGATCATGGTCATATCCGTGGCGATCTCCGTGATGGGACGGGAGATGCTTACCGAAACGTCGAGGTCGCGCGAAAGGGGTTCCTTCGGGCAGACCACAGGGCTCACAGGCATGGGGCTTCCTCCTTGGGAAGTTGCAGGGATTCGTTGTTGATGGCCCACTGTGAGGCGTCGAACCACTCCAGCGGGTAGGCCCTGCCGAACAGGGCGTAAAACGTGATGTCGAAGAAAGCGCGCTGCTGGATGCGTCCGCCGAGCGGGCCGGACAGATCGGTCACCGGGCCGCATCCGGCGAACCCGAGGACGCGCCAGAGGTCGAAAAAGCGTTCCGCAGCCTCAAGGCCATACCGCGCTTCGCTGGCGAGGTTGTAGGCGTCCGGCCCCCGGACGGAAACCTGAACCGTACAGAGCGCTTCGTTGCCGAGGGACTGGACGCCCTCGTCCTCCGGCGATTCCGGGAGAGTAAAATCACCCATCCCTTGTTGGAGCAGTTCCTGCCCTTTCCACCAGAGCGTCGCGTACACGCCGCTCGGCGGGCGGGGCCCGGCCTGCGTCTCGACGACTACCCGCCCGACCTCCCATTGGAAAACGGAGGTCAGATAGTCCGCCAGCAGCGTGTTGACCGCGTCCACGGTCAGCGTTTTTACCAAAGGCCCGCTCATTCGAAGTACCGGACGCAAGCGTAGATGTTGTGCAAGGTGTTCTTTTGCATGAACCCCGTCCCGGCGACGCGGAAACGGTAGCCGCCGTACTCGACGTAGGATTGGCGCCGTTCCAGCCCTTCCGCGTTGATGTCCGTGAAAAACAGCTCTTCGTCCGTGGTCAGGGTAATGCCCGCCGCGGAACTGTCGCCCTCGGCGTAGAACTGGAGCTCCTCGAACGACATGGCGAGGACGATGGCGGAAACGGTGCGCGTCGTCCCCGGCCCGTCTTCAACCCACACCCCGTTGACGTGTGCCCCGGTGGTGTCCGTCACAAGGACGGGCTGGGAAAACGAGTCGAGGACGGATGAAAAATCCATAGGCAACATGCTCATGACCTGTCCCTCACCTGCCATGTCGCCGCCTGACGCATAGCATCGGTATCGATCAGCGGTTTGTCCGAACCCTTCTTGCGCTTGATGGTTTCGGGCGCATTGGGTTCCCAGCCCCCATCGGCAATTGCTTCTTTGACCAACTGGGCCCCGACGCTCCCGGCGTTTTCCAGCACGTCATTAATGTCCGTGTTGCCCGCTTCCGCGTCCGGCATGGCCGTGCGCATGTACTCGGGGAACCACTTGCGGATTTTTTCCGCCGCCAGTTCCATAAACGCCCGGCGCGGGACGCCCAAACCGTAGTTGTTGGCCACGGCCACCAGCAGGATGCTGGCCCCGTTCTTATAGTGCGGATTGCCGAGGCCGCTCCCGCCGCGCGGGAACCCCACGGCGACCTCTTTCCCGGCCAGCGCCTCAAGACGCTTCGAGAGGCCTTTCAGCCCGCCGGGGTTCTTGCAGTTCAGCTTGATGGAGATCATGTCACTTCACCACATAGCCGCGCGGCATGATGAGCTCGAGCAGGGACAGCAATTCCAGACCGTAGCTGGTGCGCGCGTAGTCCGCCGGAAACGGATCGGTTCCCGTCACCATCCCGTTGTTGGCGTTGGTGACGCTCAGGCTGCTTGTGTTCGCGCTCTGGCTGTTGACGACGCCCGCTTCCGCGCCCTTCATCCCCGCCGCTTTCAGCGCCCGCCCGATGTTGAAGCGCACGGCGAGGCGATGGGCCACGGAAAGCATGACGATACGTTCCCGGAACTTCCCGAGCCTGCCGGGATTCCACAACAGCGACGCCGTTTCGAGCGCTCCCGCCACCGCCGCGTCGGGCACGTCGGAGAACTCCGGAAACGCCGCGCGGAAGGCTTCGACGGTGACGGACATGGCTCTCCCCCTACTTCACGAGCACGGTGGACGTGCCCTTGATTTCCGTCTTCACGGTGGCGGCCTTGTTGCCGGACGGCGCGGTCAGGACTTCGCTCTTTTCCGCGTCCTTCACGCGCTTCTGCGTCCGCGCCACGGTGTTCACAGCTTCGGCGTCCTTTTTCGGCGTATCCATAGCCAGCAAGCCGGAATCGACAAGTCGGACCACGGAAGGGTTCGCGCTCACGGCCTTGGCCTCAGCGTCGGACAGGACACGCATTTCCAGCGGTTTGAGCGTGAAGGAAAAGGTCCACCCCGGCGCTACGAACGTCCACGGGCGATCCATGCGGTTGGTAATGACATTGCTCATGGCTTCCCCCTTAAATCCCGTCATAGTAGGCGATGGAACCGGCCTGCCGCACATGGAACGAGCCAATTTTCATTTCGGCGTAGAACTCGGCGGCCAGCGGAGCCGGGACCGGAGCCTGCAGCGTGTAGGGCATCGGCATGGGCATGCACTGGTTCCGGCGGTCCCGATCCCAGATGATCATGCGGTCGGCCCCGCTTGCGCCAGCGCCCGCGAGGTAGCGCAACGGGCGGATTTCCAGCGGCTTCCCGGAGATGCCCGCCACGGTCGCGTTGGCGATGGTGTATTCCTTGATGCTGGTCAGCATCCCCACACCGCCGATGACGGCGGGCTGGGACAGCAGCGCGTACTGCGCCAGCGGCACATAGATGATCGTCGGCTTGAAGATGGTTCGGGAGTCCTGCCACATCTTCGTCAGCGCGTTGTTGATGTCGTTGAAGATTTCGAGCGGCGTCTTGTCCTTCCATTCCGTCTTCCCGGATTCGCCCTGCGGAACCGTGGTCGTCGTGACACCCGCGTAATTCAGGAACGGCTGGAAGTTCATGTCCGCGTTGCCGTAGAAGAAAGACTGCTCCGTCAGGTTGTCGCAGGCCACGCGCATGGTTTCGCCGAGGTCCTGCGACAGGTTCCCGTTGAAGCCGAACGTGTATTCGCGGGCGTCTTCGTTGGTGATGACCGCTCCGACGGCGGCATAGGCCACGGGCACGTTCACCGCCCCCGCAGACTGCGCGACCATCGGGATATTGGCGTTCGGGCCATTGCCGACGAACGACGCCGCCCCCTGCCTGTCGCGGCTGATGTAGGCGTACTGCGTCGCGCCGGGGTTGATGTCGCGCATGATCTGGTCTTCGGACAGGACGTTGTACCACTCGTGCTCAGGGTACAGGACATCATAGAAGGCGGTGTCCACGGCGGTGTGGATGCTGAACGCGATATCGGAAGCGGTGACGTTTTCATGACTTCCGTACGTGATAGGCATTGGTGTTCCCCCTTACCTAGATGATTTCGAGAAGGCCAAGGCTGCCGGCGGAGGCGGCGGTGACCCACTGGACGTTGGTGAGGGCGACGGTATCGCCCGTGATTTCAGTGCCCACGAACGAACCGACGGGCAAACCGTGAGACGTGGTATCCTTGACGACAAGATGGGCCGCCGTATTCGCCGTAGCCGCGTTCCCGACCGTCACCCAGATGCGGCCGCCGACGCGGGCTGTGCGCATGACGTTGCAGACGTCGCCGTCGCCCCAGCCGGACACATTGTTTTCGTCGGTGCGGCACTGCTGATTCCTGACGGTCACGCCGTAGAGCTGCGCGGCGGTGGTGTCCGCGCCGACGGGGGAAACCTTGACGGAAGTCATGCCGGGACGGGAAGCGTCCGCGCTGTACGCGCCCACCACGCCGACGCCGACGGGAAGCAAGTTCCTTTCGCTTCCGGCGGGCATCGACACGACGCAGGCGTCGATCAGGTCGACGTCGGACGCATAGGCGAGATCGCCCGGCAACGCCGTGCCCTGCTGGTCAACGTAGGCAGCCTGCATGAAGCCGTTGTTCGATCCGGTATAGACGCTCATTTACTTGTCCCCCTTGCGGTTCTTGAAGGCCATCATGCGGGCGAACGGATCGCCGATGTTCGCATTCTTCACTTTCACAGGTTCGCTTCCCGGGGCCTTACGCGGCTTCCGGTTGCCGATCTTGGCCTTGGCGGAAGCCGCCAGCACGGCGAACGCGGCCCCGATGCCCTCGTCCGTCCAATTGTCATCGACGGCCACACCGCGCTTGTTCATGACGTGGGCCACAATGGCCTTGCGGCGTTCGGCGCGGAGCTTGCAGTTCCTGACCCGGTTTTCCAGTTCGCCGCGTTCGGACTCGTCCACCTCGGACTCCATGATCTCTTCTTCGGCGGCGGCCTGATCCAGCAGTTCGGCGGCAAGCTGTTCCTGCGATTCGGGATCGAGCAGCTTGTCGATCTGCTCCTTGTAGTCGACGATCACCTGCTTCGCCTCTTCAAGCTCGGCATTCTTGACCTCGATCTCTTCCTTGAGTTCGTTGCAACGCTTCATCGCGTTTTCAACTTCTTCCGCCGAGGAAACCTTGGCCTCCTCAGCCGCCTCGTTCGCCATGCGCTCGGCTTCTTCCTTGTCCGCTTCGTTGGTGAAACGGAACGTCCGGGCCCCATTCTTGAAGTGCTGCTTCACAGTGTACTCAGCCATGTCCGTAGTCCTTTTGTTGATGATTCGTGTGTCCGGCCCCAGCCGCGCCGCGCCTGAAGGAAGGAGCAGGATGTGGTTGAACCGGAAATCCGATTGCCGGGCCTGATACGCCTCGCCGCTGAACGTCCCGTCGCCATAGGTGATTTCGCCCTCGTACCCGGCGGATACCTCGGCCAGCTCTCCACGCTTCACGGCTTCGATGGCGTCACGGTCGGAAAGGAGCAGGTCGCAGCGCAATTCGTCCCCCTCGACCCACGGCGTCCCCGCTACGGACCCCACCGTCAAACCGTCCTTCATGGCGTTGTCCGGCGTCCGCCACTCGTGGGCGTCCTCTTCATCGGTCATGATGGTCGCGGGCTTGCCCTCAAGCGTTTTCATGGCTTCCGGGGTGAATTCCGCCGCCGGGATGAATTCCATGACCGTGCCGCGTCCCGCCAGCGTATCGGGAAGCCCTTCGCACTCGTCCGCTCCGTAGGGGTAAACGCCCTCTTTCAGCACGCAGACCGTGACGGTCAGCAACCCGTTTTCATCCTCGCGCCAGTTGGCGATCCTCTGCCTGTTGCGGAATGCCTTCACACCAGCCTCCAGCCCGTTTGCGGCCCTGACCATTTCCCTACCTGCGCCACCTCCCGAAGCTGGCTGCGGTCCACGATGCCCAGTGCCACGCAGCGGCACTGGAGCGGCCAGCCGGGGTGTCCGTCATCCGGCGGTTCGTCCCACCGGAAAATCTTCCCGTTCCGCACGTAGTGGTTCCCGTGCATGGCGTTCCCCTGCGGGTACTTCCCACCCGGCGCGCCCACCACGCGGCTGTCTTCGGACGTCCGCCAGATGTATTCTTGAATGCCGAGCGCGGTCTGGCGGATCTGGTTGATGTTCGTATTCATCTTGCTGGTCTGGTCCCGTGCGATGACCTGCGCCCGCTCCTCTGCGAAGCCACCGATCAAGCGGATTTCTTCCTCCAGCGTCCGGCCTTCCGGGAACGGCTGCTGGCGCATGGACTGATAGACCGCCCGGGAAATGCGCCCGATGTAGTCCGTAGGAATTTTGCGGATCAGGTCGGCGGCCTCCATCGAAGCCAGACGCACCGACACCGCGACGTCCGGGGCGTCCAGAATCATGGCCATGTCGATGCCGAGGGCCTTGCCCACGGCCCGCCCCAGCTTCTCCTTGGCGATGACGTCCACATCCAGCGCCCAACGCCCGGCCAGCCCTTCGGCCTTCCATGAAAACGCCCGCTCCCAGACGTCCTGCGCCTCGCGCAGGGCCAGAATCACGTCGGCAATGTTGGCCATGGAATCCAACCCGGCCAGCCGCGCCGCGACATCCATCAGCATCGGCGCCATCAGGGAATCAATCGCCCGGCGCGCCCGGACTTCCACGGGCTTCGGGGAACGGACGCCCGGCAGCTTGCGGGTTCGCTTGGCGTTGAGGACAATCATGGAAGGCATCAGACGGCCTTCCCGGAGGCAGCCAGCTTTTCCAATTCCGCCAGCGGGCCGGACGGATCAACGGTCTGCATGAGGTCTGCGGCGTCCGGGGAATCCTCTTCCTCGGCAAGGAAGTCCTTCACCTGTTCCCCGGTCTGGAACACGCCCCGCTGGATGAGTTCCTTGACCACGACATCCCGCTTGATGACACCATCGGCGTACAGCACCCGGAAAAGCTCCGCGTAGGTGCGGGCGTTCTCCGCCTTGACCTGCGACGATTCGTTCCAGAGCGGCGGGAAAACGATATCCAGCGACTTCGACGCTTCCCGCCACTTCTCGAACCCCATGAGGTGCGGCCCGATGACGGAAAGCTGTTTCAGGACAACGGGCTTGACCCGCAGACGCTGGAAGGCGTCGATCATGTTGTAGTAGTTCTGGAGGTCACTTTCCCCGGTGGCGTTGAGCCCGCCCGGGGCCTGCCCGAGGAACCGCGTCGCCGGGATGTCCGAGGCCGCACTGAGAAGCTGCGCAAAGGACATCACCAGCTCGGGAACGCTCCCGAACGAGGCGGCATGCTGCTGCACGTCGGCGTTCGGGTTGTCGATGACGGCCCCGCGATAGAGCGAAATCTGCTTGCAAATATCTTCAAGCTTGGTGAGCGCGGGGCTGTCCGTGGCTTGCAACGCCATGAGGTTGCTTGTCCGCACCAAGAGGACAGAAGCCATGTTGACGAGGTGGTAGGCAGCCTGCTGCGTCCCGACCACACGCACCAGCAGATCGTACAGCGGCGCGAGCTTGCTTTCCCCAAATCCCGCAGGGTTGTAGCGGAAGTTCTGGAGGATGTTCATGGCCGCCCGGTTGATGAGCGGCGAGCCGTCGAACACCACCAGCCGGGAAACGTCGGCCTCTACGCCGTTGATGATGTAGCGATCCGCGCGGTCGTAGCCCGCCGAAAACGGATTCTGGTCATAGTCGGGCCGGGTGATGCGCGATACGTCAACCACATTGAAGGCCTCGAGATCGCCGCGCCGGATGTGTTCCGGGGAAAGCCGATCCGACAGGCTCTCGTCCTCCTCACCCTTGATCACGATGGTCTGGCAGCACCCGCCGTAAAGCCGTTCCTGAATCAGCGCCCGGCGGTTCTGGCGGTCGAGGTCAAAGGCTTCGTAGGCGCTGCGCAGATCCGTGGACAATGCCGTATCAACGCCCGTGATCTCGAAAGGCAGGCGCAGGGCGTCGTCCACGGGGATGTCGATAATCTTCCGGGCCTCCCAGCTCGTCATGTACCAGCGCGTGTACTCCTGCCAGCGGTACAGAAAATTGTTGCTGTAATAGGGGTTGCTGGTGCGCTGCGCGGCGTGCTGCAAGGCCCCGCGGTCCCCGTTTCCGGATGCCCCGCCGCCGTCCAGCATCATGTTGCGGATCGGCTGACGCCGGACGACGACCCGGCGGCTGGAACGGATGGGAAAACGGCTCATGCCTGACCTCCTGCATAGCGCCAAATGCTGACGGCCATCGTCAGCGTGTCCACATGGTCATCGTGTGCGTGGCTCATGTCGGGCATGAACCGCGCCGCCTCGTCTACCAACACCTGCGCGTGCTCGGCGCCACGGGGAAGCCGGACACGGCCACCCGCAATCACCCACGCCGACTCCTGCACGCGGGAAACCTTGTCGTCGGGGAAACCGAAGTCAGCCGGACGCCACCCGTAGGCGGGAACGCCCTGCCGCCGCAGCGTCTGCTCCAGCGGGGTGCCCGTCGCCTTGTCCTCAATGAAGAACTGGCGCAGGCCCCGCTCCTTCCAGCGTTCATAGACAAGCTGGGCGGCGTGCAGCAGTTCCGGGAATTCCCACCGCCCATAGGCGCAATCAACACAATCAAGGGCGTTCCGTGTCCCGTGCCATATCCGGATGACCGAGGCGTCAGCCGTGGACTTGGCCTTGTATGCGGTATCCGCCGTGGCAAAGAGCATCCCGTCGAAACGGTATTGCCCGTCAAAATCGAACCACTGCCACCACTCTTTCTTGATCATCGCCCCGCCGGGGATCATCGGCTCCTGCTGGTACTGCGCATAGAACGTCATGGGGTCCACTTCGCGCATGAGTTCCGCCGACTCGCGGCTGAACGTCTCAGGCCAGAGCATTTCCCCTGTGGCTTCATCCATCGCCGAGAGCTTCAACACGCGCCACAGTCCCGGTTCGGTAGCGAGCACATGCCCAACGAGGTCTTCGGTATGCAGACGTTGCATGATGAGCAGGATCGGGGTGCCGTCGTGGTTGCGGCGGCTTTTGAGCGTCTGCGTGTACCATTCGTTGACGTGGGCGCGTCTGGTCGCGCTGCGTGACTCTTCGGCGGACAGGGGATCGTCGATGACGATGGCCCCGCCGAACTCCCGGCGCTTCCTCCCGGCACCAAACCCGGTAAGCGTCCCGGTCATGCCTACGCCGTACAGCTCACCGCCCGCCGCCGTGGTCACGAAGTTCTGACGGTTGCCCCTCACCTGCGTATCCGGGAACATGCGGCGGTACCAGTCGGACACCAGCGCATCCCGGATGCGCATGGTCTGGGAAACGGCCAAATCCGCGCTGTACGCCGTATAGAGCCAGCGGCTCTCGGGAACCATGCCGAACAGCCATTCCACTGTGTCATGCGCGGCGAGCGTCTTGCCGTGGCGAGGAGGAATCGTGATCGCAAGATTCCGTGCGCCGCCGGGCAACGTGCCGGCAGCCCATGATGTGATGGCCGCATACATTTTGCGGTGGTACGGCAGGATGACGCGGGGAACGCGGGTCGCCGCTCCCTTGGCGCGGGCGTACTGCTCAAGCGTGGGGAAGATCACTCTTCTCCCTCCAGTTCCTCGGATTGACGGATAAGCTCCTGAGCCACCTCAGCGGGCGTCAGCCGATAGGGAGACATGGAACCGTCGGAACTTGTATGGTCGATGCGATCCGACGGCTTCTCTCCCACGGTATCGCGGATCAGCTCAAACGCCCTCTCGCTTCCCTTCGCTGCCTTCTTGAACAGGGCGGCGGCGAGGATTTCCGCGCCGCTGCGTCCCCCGTCTCCCATCTTCCGCGTCAGCAACAGATCAAGGCATTCTCGGAGAGTCGCTTTTTCGCGCCGGGATTCACCCGAAGCGATGCCACCTTTCCGGCCTCTTTCTCTTGCTTCGCTCTTGGTTCGAGCGGGCTTCAGGTTCTGTTCATTCGCCATGTACGCAGAATGCAACAAAGCACAAAAAAAGCGCACCCTGAACAAATTTCGAGTGCGCTTCCTGTCTAAATCCGATTGAGGATTTCCCTCTCAATCGTTTTGGCGATATGGCCCATCATCACGGGCGGGACCATGCGCCCGAGGCGTTCCCACTGCTGCGCATACGTCCCCGTCAGGATGAAGTCGTCTGGAATGGACATAATCCGCCGCAATTCCGGGATGGTGAACTTCCGGTCTTCAAGCGGGTGGCTGTTCCCACAGGCGGAAGGGTTCCCGTTCATCTGGCAAACCGTCCCGCAGGGGGCGCACAGGCTCTCCCGGCGCAGGTTGAAGTAGGAACCGTTCATCACCGAGGCGCCCGTCAACGGCTTGCGCGGGTCACGCGGAAGCAGGGAAAGCACCTTCCCCCATTTGTAACGGCGCCCGTCCTCAAGCAGTCGGGCAACCTCCTGCGGGTCGTTCTCCAAGCCCTCGAACGCATCCCGCAGCGTGTACACATAGGAGAGAGGCTTCGGGTAGACGGGTTCCCGGTTCAGGTCCTCGCGTACGCCGATGAAGATCAGCCGCTCCCGGCTCTGCGGGACGCCGAGGTGCTGTGCGTTGAGTACCGCGGCCTTCACGCGGTAGCCGCATTCCTTAAGGGCGCGCAGGATGAGCTTGAAGTAGCCCTTGGCCGTCCCGATGGTGAGCCCCTTGACGTTCTCCGCGACGAACACCTTGGGCCGGAGCCCTTTGAGCAGCCGCGTGTACTCGAAAAAGAGATCGTCCACGCGCTGCGCCTTGTCGCTGTAGGCGTGGGACTTGCCCCATCCCTTTTCGCGCTTGCCGCAAAGAGAGAACGCACAGCACGGCGGGGAACCGTCGAAGAGGTCTATCTCTCCGGGCCGCTTGCCGACGATTTCGAGGATGCTCTCCGGCGTGACCTGCCGGATGTCCCGCATGTCCAGATAGACGCCGGGATGGTTGAGGCGATAGGTCTTCTGCGCTTCCGGGATGAACTCCGAGGCGTACAGGACGCGATACCCCGCCATCCGATAGCCGAGGCAGCTTCCCCCGCCGCCGGAAAAGGTCGAGACGACGGAAAGCCCGTTGGCGGGCACCTCCCCAATCTCCCGCATGAGGGGGACGCGGTACGGGGGTTTGCTACCACTCATAGCCGCACTTCGGGCACTGGTGAGTGGTCTTGATGCCCTCGTCGAACTCGGGGAACGACTCGGGAACGGCGGGCGGCTCGGGCTCGGCGGCGTCCTTCAAGATGTCGTCGAGTTCCAAAAGTTCATGCCCGGTCAGCAGCAGATCGTAGTCCAGTTCCTTGAGGTCTTCGAGTTCGAGCCGGAGCAAGCCGTCATCCCATGCCGCCCACTCCGCCGACTTGTTGGCCATGATGCGGAACGCCTTCACCTGCGCGTCCGTCAGGTCGTCCGCGAGGGCAACGGGCACCTCGGACAAGCCGAGCACGAGGGCCGCTTTCAACCGCAAATGCCCGTCAACGACGCTGCCGTCGGATTTGGCGACAACGGGGATACGAAACCCGAACTCCCGGATACTCGCCGCCATCTTCTCGACCTGCTCGTCATTCTTGCGCGGGTTCCGGGCGTAGGGAACCAGACGCTCCACAGGCCACATTTCAACAGTCAGATCCATTTTGATAACTCCGAAAAATCTACAGCGTGAAGAACTTCATGATGAGCGCGCCGAGGCTGCCGGCCGCAGCAGCCACGCCAGCAAGGACGGACAGCCCCCCGGCCCGTTTGTTCTCCGCAGCTTCAAGGGCGGCGATACGGACATCCAGTGCTGCGAGACGTTTTCCGTGATCCTTGAGCTGCGTTATCACGATGTCGTCGAGACGCTGGTTGGTGCCCGCGACCTCGGCCTTGAGCCCGGAAAGCTCGGCCTTCACTTCCCCGATCT